CTAACAACACCAATCCGATCTTCCAATTTTCTTTATGTGTGCCGACTGCGGCAGGCGTAATTGATCATGCGGGAGCGACAAGTGGGGGTACAACTCCTGCTCTTGGTGTTCTGATGGGCGTAGAATATGTTGATTCAGGAACTAAAAAGACAACATTTAAAAATTTCTTTCCCGGTTCCAACAATATCAGCATTGATACTAATCACCCTGTTAAGGCTTTTGTAGCTGATAACCCAAATCAATTGTTTAAAGTAGCTTCTGACGCGACTCTTACAGACCGCGCCACTGCTTTAACAGGCGTTTTTGCAAACGCTTCTTTGGGTACATCTGCACGTACTGGTTCAACCAATACTGGCAATTCAAACTCAGCCTTGAGCGTAGCCTCCATAGCTACAACAGCAACCTTACCGTTGCGAATTGTTGGAATTATGGATGATGAAGCAAACAATGATTTTACCGCTGCTGGTATACCATTGATTGTTCGCATTAACGCTCATTTCAATGCAACTACGTCGCGGTTTGATTCTCAGACCACAGCGACCACAACAGGCGTATAAGGAGGGTTAAATATGGCTATATCACGCGCACAACTAGCTAAAGAGCTAGAACCCGGTCTAAACGCCCTGTTTGGACTTGAGTACACTCGTTATGAAAACGAGCATGCCGAAATATTTGAAGAGGAATCTTCTGATCGTGCATTTGAAGAAGAAGTAATGCTTGGTGGTTTTTCCACTGCACCAGTGAAATCTGAAGGCGGAGCCATCAGTTTTGACGATGCACAGGAAACATACACTGCGCGTTACACACATGAGACAATTGCTCTTGCTTTTTCAATTACTGAAGAAGCGATTGAAGACAATCTTTATGATCGTCTAGCGTCTCGTTACACTAAAGCTTTGGCCCGCTCTATGGCGCAAACAAAGCAAATCAAGGCTGCTTCTATTCTAAACAATGCGTTTAGTGCAGGCGCAAACGCCGTGGGTGATGGAGCAGCGTTATGTTCTAGTTCACACCCAAGCCTATCAGGCAACCAGCGTAACCTTCTTTCAACAGCCGCTGACTTGAACGAAACTTCACTTGAGCAAATGTTGATTGATATCGCAGGTTTAACTGACGAGCGCGGTCTAAAGATCGCTGTACGTGGTACAAAACTCATCATTCCAAAAGAACTGCAATTTATTGCAGAGCGAGTGATGAACTCAAACCTACGTTCAGCAACTGCGGACAATGACGCAAACGCAATGAAGAATATGGGTATGATTCCTGAAGGGGCTGTGGTCAACCACTTCCTTACAGATACAGACGCTTTCTTCATCAAGACGGATGCGCCAAACGGTTTCAAATTCTTCAACCGTTCGCCAATTAAAACGGCAATGGAAGGTGATTTTGACACCGGTAACATGCGATTCAAGGCACGTGAGCGTTACAGCTTTGGTGTTTCTGACTGGCGTTGCGTTTTTGGTACACCCGGAGCGTAAAACGTGTTACAATGAGGTTGTCTTTTTGCAAAAGATTACCTCTCTGATAACTAAGGGGCCTGCAAAGGCCCCTTTCTTTTTTAGTTTACTGTGTTATAGTGAGGGTGTTCCTGACAGTAACATGAAGTTACTGACAATAGCCAAGACAGGAGATTGATATGGCTAACACTACATTTAACGGTCCCGTCCGTTCAGAAAACGGTTTTAAAAATGTTATCAAAAGTTCCACAACTGGTGGTCTTACCAGTGAAATGACTTTATCTGTATATACCGCAACCGTAACTGTTGCTAATGGTGATACTACAGGTAAAGAATCTTCAATTGGTATTCCTTCAAACTTTATCCCTATGGCTGTTATGATTGCCGTAACTACAGCAGCAGCTAACAACGTAAACCTTGTTGATATTGGTACAGATACAGATACAGATGGATTTGTAGATGGTATAGCTGTAGCTGTTAACAGCACAGGTTTTAAAGGTTTTTTCCCATGTAACGGTGTTTTAGGAATGTCAGGTGGCACAACAACAGCATCTACTGCAACAGCAGAAGCAACTGAAATTGTGGTATCTGGTGATCCCGGTGGTGATACTGTCATAGTTATGAAGTTCATAGGTATTTCTAGTTCTTCAGACGCTTCTTAATAGGAGATAAAACATGGCAGATGCAGCAACAGTAGTTATGAAAACTACGATTTTACCGGACGAGATAGCTAAAACTATCGAAGCTACAACCACTGTTTCGCCAAAGGATGCGAACGATAAGTGGTACTACAAGCTAACCAGTGTGAGTGCTTCAAGCACTGACTTAATGGCTGGATATTACACAGATTATACTGCTGTGGATGATGATACTGCTCCAACAGCGATAGCAACAGGTGATAAAGTTGAGTTTTTGTATATTAAAAATACAGACTCCGCTAATCATATTTATGTTGTTTTTGATGCAGGTACAGCCGCTGCGACAACAGGTGATGCAGTTAAAATTAGCCCTAACGAGTCTTTTTTTGCAAGACTGCCCAATACGACAGTTGCGGATATACATGCAATTGGTCATGATGGGTCGAGTGGTGCAACTGCAACGTGCATTGTTTGTGCATTACTTGATGATGTAGCGTAAGGATATTTCACATGTCTATTTCTGATGTAAAAACAAAACGTGTCACTGCTACAGGTGCTTTAAGTGTGGGACCGTCACGTATTCGTCAGATACAGCTTAAAACAGCTTCAGGCACACCTCGCCTTACCGTCACCGACGGTAACGGCGGGGCTACCGTTTTGGATCTTGATTTTAACGCTTCTGACACACACTCTGTAAACATACCTGCAAACGGTATCAGGGTGAGTGACATTCATGTATCTGTCCTTACAAACATAACAGCGGTTACGTTTTTCTTTAATTAAGGTTACGAAATATGGCGGAACGTAAACGCGATAATATGCCTAAACGTAACAAGAAAAATTTTCGCCCCACCAGCAAAGGGGCGGGGATGACGAAAGCTGGGGTTGCCGCGTATAGAAAAAAGAACCCCGGCTCTAAACTTCAAACAGCCGTTACCGGTAAAGTTAAGAAGGGCAGTAAAGACGCCAAAAGACGCAAATCCTTTTGCGCTCGATCTGCTGGTCAGATGAAAAAATTTCCAAAGGCGGCCAAGAATCCAAATTCAAGATTGCGACAAGCAAGAAAAAGGTGGAAGTGTTAATGGCAAATTATTCAAGAAAATCTAAAAAAGCTTCTTCCAAGAGTAAAGGAAGTAAAATCTGTCCAGAGGGTAAAGCTTGGGCTAAACGAACTTTTGATACATATCCAAGTGCGTATGCTAACTTAGCCGCTTCTAAATATTGTAAAGACCCTAACTATGCCAAAAAGTCTAAGGGTGGCAAACGGAAGGGCAGATAATGGGTGAATTAAAGAAATGGCTCAAACAAGATTGGGTTAGAATTGGCACAGACGGCAAAATTAAAGGCAAGTGTGGCACTTCTAAAAATAAAAAGAACCCAGATCGGTGCTTACCCAGAAGCAAAGCGCAGAGTTTGACACAGGCTGAACGCGCCAAAACTGCCAGAAAAAAGAAAGCGGCAGGTTCAAAAGGCAAAACCGTTGTCTCCAATACAAAAAAAGCAAAAGTAACCCAGATGGCTTTGGGTGGTGCTGTTGTGCAAACAAAATCTAAAAGAAAGTTTAGGGGTAAAAGTATACCCGGAACCGCTGTTGCCAGAGGTTGTGGCATGGTGATGGCAAAAAGAAGAAAGCGCACTAAAGGTGCGGTAACTCAGTCATAAGGAGAAAAACATGGCTATGAAGAAAAAAGGATACCGTAGAGGTGGCAAAGTCAAAAAGATGATGAAGGGCGGTGCTGCTGGCGGTAAAAAGGTCCGCCGTATGTCTAAAGGTGGAGCAGCAGGCGGTAAAAAAGTAATGCGTATGTCTAAAGGTGGAAAACCAATGACTTTAACTCAACTTAAAGCTGCCGCAAAAGCACTGGGTAAAAAAATCGTTTAAATTATAATGTCCTATTTATACAGCAACATTCCTTACTTTAAGGCATGGGTTCGCCGTGAATATACTCACAACCACGAGGATTATCACGGCGAATTTTTACATGCTATGGTTATCGGTGTTACGTCTATGCCGAATAGATGCTTGAGTTTCCAAGTTATGTTTACTGGAAACGAGGCCGAGGGAGAGGAAGAGGATACAGTGCATGGTGGTGCAATGTGGGCAAGAATGCCTATTACCGCTTTGGTTGCTGATATACCTTTGGAAGAATGGCCCGAACCAATGAATACATACGATGCTCAACCATGGGACTGCTCATCGTACCATCATGCCGTTTACGTGATGGACAGAGCTACGCCGTGCCCTTGGTTGGCAAAAATAGATAGTGATTTTTTTCCTGCAAAATATCTGTTTACAGTTGATTACGCTGAATCCGAAATAGCAGACGATCCAGCACAACATAAACAAAGTCACGTTTTACAATTACTTGATGCAGGAGAATGGACTGGAAATATTGTTGCGTTGCCTAATAACAGGGTACGTGTAACACACCCAGCTTGGTTTGAAACTGGCGAGGGAGCGCCGCATTTTAAGCCTTCTCAACATATACACTATTCAAAAAGTGATTTAGACTATACACTCGACGTAAATAGAATATTTGACAACCTTTATAACGAGGACAAGTAATGACCCTTTCGAACTCAACAGATTTTGAATTAGATGTAGCTGATTATATTGAAGAAGCGTTTGAAAGGTGTGGGCTTGAGGTTCGCACAGGATACGACCTGAAGTCAGCAAAGAGATCTTTAAATCTCCTTCTAGCTGACTGGGCTAACCGTGGTCTAAATCAATGGACTATAAAACAAAGAACCGTCGCCATGGTTTCTGGCGACGGTGAATACGATTTAGGAACAGATGTAATTGATGTCCTTTCTGTCGTGATAAGGAGAGATGGAACAGACTTTCAACTTGAAAGATTAAGTAGAGACGAGTTTCTGAATATACCTGTTAAGACGACAACAGGTAGACCAAATCAGTATTTTTTAGATCGACAGCTTACGCCAAACTTAAAGTTATGGCCTGTGCCTGAAAATAGCACAGATATTATTGTTTTGGATGCGCTGACTAGAATACAAGATGCTGACGTATACACAAACACCCTTGATTTACCTTTTAGGTTTTATCCCTGTCTAGCCGCAGGTCTTGCATATTACTTGTCGTTAAAAAGAGCCCCAAACAGGGTGCAGTTACTGAAAGCAGTATATGAAGAAGAGTTTGATCGGGCTGCTACAGAGGATAGAGATAGATCTTCGTTTAACGTAGTTCCTGATTTTCAATATTTTAGAGTAAGTTAATGAGTAAGTTTGCGTCCGGAAAAAATGCAAAAGCTATTTCGGATAGATCCGGATTTCAATATCCTTATCGCCTTATGCGTAGGGAGTGGAACGGACTGCTTGTAGGTCCGGACGAATTTGAACCTAAACACCCACAATTGGGCCCTTTTAGAAAAGTATCTGATCCCCAAGCTTTAGTTGATAGCCGACCAGAACAGGATCTTGAGAGTCAAAGGTCAACTCAATATGGTTTTAATCCAGTAGGTTTTAAAACACTGGCGGGTCTTGCGGAAGACAATGACTTGGTTGCAACTGGTCAAGTTGGAACCGTCACTATTTTCTTTCCAGAAACGTTGGGTACACAAGCTACGGGGCAAGTTGGAGATGTTACCGTTATTTTACCGGCTTCTGTTACAGTCGCTATTTCTGGTTTTGCTTCTGCAACAGGTTCTGTCGGATCTGTGTCTGTTGAAGAGGGTGGAGTTGCTTCGGCCACAGGATCAAGTAGCACTGGCTCTGTTGGCTCTGTTACTGTTTTGATTGCTAACGTTATAGCGGCTCCAACAGGTATTGCCGCTACATCCTCTGTTGGCTCTGTAACAGTTGCGGCAAACGTAACGAATTATGCTGTAACTGTGGCTTCTGGGACTAATTCTTATGGAACAGGAAACAAATTTTACATTGATGGATCTGTGTCTCCAACCCTTACTTTAAACGAAGGCAGTACCTATTGGTTTGATCAAAGCGATTCAAGCAATAGTTCACACCCGTTGAGATTTAGCACAACTGCAAATGGATCTCACGGTG